AAATCACGCTTTAAAATATCACCAAATTGTATGTTTTGCATGTCAAATGGAACAATATAACCGTTAACACCGTTTGTTATTTGCTCTTTACCAGAAGCAAAAGGAGTAATGATACAAGGAGTTTTAACCTGCATAGCTTCATAAACCGAGTACGCAAAGCCTTCTGTATCGGATAACTGTACCAAATAATCGGCTTTGTTTATTTCTTTGAATGGTTCTGTAGTAATCCCTTTAAAAAACACATTCTTTGATTGTTTAAATGATTCTAAAATAGCTTTTGCACTTGGATGAGAATCATCACCGTAAATATTCCATACATAATCAATATTCTTTGCATCCAATTGCTGTGATAATTGCAACATCCTACCGAATCCCTTTTCACCTGACAGCCTAGAGCATGTAATAAGCGTTAATTTATCGTTCTTTGGTTTTGGATCGTATTTAATACTATTGTCTAATAGGTTATGAATAACAGCATCGCATTTAAAAGGCGTTACTTGTTCAAACGCTTCCTTTACAATTTCGCCTACGCAAACATGATGTGTTGTTTTTGGATGCTTTTTATATTTAAATTCCCATCCGGAAATTATAACTCTATAATCCGCATGCACCATTTGCACGTATATTTTTGAATTTATATTATCCTGTGCGTTTATACCCCAAGCAGAGGCTGAAATAAAAACATCACAATCATATTTTTGATTCCATTTAATACGCTCTCCTATATTCGGATTACCTGTATCATATAAAACAGTTACATTTGCGATCCTTTTATAAAAGTTAATTACAAATCTTTCGACTCCACCTATTTTATTAAAATTAGATATGTATAGAATTATTTTCATAATGTAAATTTAATAAAAAAGCCGATATATCTCTACATCGGCTTTTTTCTCCTTTCTTTTAAATTAACTAATCAACTACAAACTTCCTGCTACGTTTCCAAAGTCTCCCTTGATAAATGCTGCAGGCATATCGATAGCCAAAACTGTTCTTGATTCAACTCTAGCTGTAATTAAGTTTTTAGTAACGTTATCGGCATCTTGCTCGAAGAACTCAACTGATAATCCATCTACTACTACTTTTTTAGCATAAGACCAGTCACCGATTAAGTAAGTGTCTTTGGCTAACCAAGAAGCTTTATAAACAGGAACACCATTAATAGTCAATTGACCGTTAACAAACTGAACAATACCAGGTAATGAATAATCATTTGGTTTTGTAATAGCGATATTCGCCCAGTCAGCAGGATTTACTACGATTCCAGTAGCTGTGTAATCTAACGATTCTAAAGCTCCCATATCGTCAATTAATTGCTCAACGTCTACAGTTTTTGCAGAAGTTGAAACAGTAGCTACAGCTAACAAAGCAGTTACGAAATTAGCGTTTTCAGCTTTGAAATAATCGCGTCTTAACGCTTGTGGCAAAAATGAAGTCAAGAACGGTAAATCCTGAGCCATTTGTTTTGCATAACGAGTATATCCTGCGATATAAGCAGCGTTATAAGTTACAGCAGTTAAATCGTAATCTTTTTGAGTCTTTGCTACTCCTGGAGTAGATTGTACTGAAATAGAACCCTCTCCGCCTGTTTCACGATAGATTACGTAAGTTCCTGTAGCGCTGTTTACAGTTGGTACTAAATCAGCAAAATTAATTTTTTGACTAGGAACCATTGCAACGCCTGGCTGATAAGTAAACACGCTTGATCCAGTCAAGTTGTTTGCTACGGTCATATCGCCAACAGTTTTGATTTCTAATTGAGCATTACGACCTTTAGATACTGATTTAATGCTGTCAAAGTTTTCTTTGATAGATTTTACCATTACTTCATTGTACCCCTCAGCTTTTCCGCTTACTCCTTTATCTTGTAATTTTAGATCAAGTTTATCAGCATGATCTTGAACTGCTTTTAATTTCAATTCAAATGCTTCTGTAGTTGTTTTTAACTCAGCAGCAAACGCGTCTTTTTGAGCGTCACTCGATGCATTCCATTTAGCTTCCAAAGCGTCCACGGCTGCTTTTACTTCTACAGCTGATTTATTTTCTAATGCCGTTTTGATGTTTGTTAACTCGGCTTTCAATTGGATTTCGTCCATCTTATTTTAAATTTAATGATTGTGTGAATGATTTTAAAGTGTCTAATATAATCGGCTTATCAATCAAAGTGTCATCTTCTGACGGCTCATTAGAAAGTGATTTTAATATTGTTTCGATTCGCATTAATCGACTATCCGAGTAAGGCAAATTATATGCTTTTGTTAGTAATTCCATAATACCGTAATGTGATTTTATAGATTTTATTCCTTGTACTGTAGCTAATGAATTTGCTCCCCAACTTGAAAGAAAAGAATATTCCATTAGTTTATATTCAGTAATAAGAGCTTTATTCTTTTGATCTCTTTTCATTACATTATACCCAATTGACAACTCTGCATTAAGTCCGTTTTCGTGCATTAAGCGCACATTTGAAAACATATCCTTCCCTAAAGAAGTGTCTAAATTAAATTTTGTATGCGTAAGTAATCCGTAAGAATCTTTAGTATTTATAGATAAAGGCACGCCTATCATCATAGTAGGAACATGGTCTTTTAATACACGAATACGTTTAAAGTTCTCGCTTACTGTTTTATCAAAAGAGCCAGGCACTGAAATGTCCCTATCCGAATCCTCATTGTTGTAAGCATTAGCATAAGCTATAACTTCGCCTTTTGTTGTGTCTAAGTCTTTTAAATCGTAAGCTAATTGTTTAAACTTAATATCTTCCATCTACTTAATTTTTTAATATTAACATCCCATCAGCATCACGCTTTGGAACAAATGCAACCGTACATCTACAATTTATTGTATTACCAGGGCTTGCTTTTGGATCACCAGGAAAATATATCTCTTGACCTCCAATGTAAAACGGTTTATCTAATTCCTGCTTTTGGTTATTCATATCTAAGTGATCGTAAGGCGTTATTCTAGTTCTGTTATCCTGTACACTTAACCAAACCTTATCTAAAACTAAATCTGAATTTTCCGCTGTTTTAATCGCTGCAAAATTGCTTGATGTGGTTGTTTCAGTCCTTGCTATTCGTAAAGATTGCCATTTATAAAACGTTTGTGATTTGCGTATAATAGCATAAATTGCATTCTGTAAATCTATAACCGTTGCGTTCTCTCCTAATGAATCTTTGATAGTTTTTATCACATCATCTACCAATGTATCACGAACAGAAGTAATCTTTACACCTCCTTCATTAGACAAAAATAGTAAAATTTGCTGTAATAAGTATTGATTAAATAAAACATTTGCTTTAGTAACCTTTTCTAAGTCTTTATTTATTCTGTTTCCGTAATCTAAACCGATAACAGAATACAATTCAACAAACATCTTTTTTATATCTTCTTCTGTAATATTTGCATTTATTAACCACTCATAAGTAGATAATGAAGCGTTAGAATATGGAATACTAGACAGAATACTTTTAATATGATTCTGTACTATTCTATACGCTTTCTTTTCATAGCGTGGTTGTAATGTTTGCCAGCTAGTCATTGTTAATAACTATCATATGATTAAACGGAATTAATGCCACCATCCTGTTATTAATAGATAAAATATTCATTTGAGTAACTGAATCAGGAGTTAATAATTCGTAATCGATAGTTAATATTATTTGACCATTAAAATATATGTGTGCTTTTTTCATAATTAAATAGTATTTGCATTATTCATCATATTAGCACTCACATCATCAATCCTTTGTTTACCATTATTAATCCAAACAACATCCATTCCGTCCTCATTCCTGTCCTCATATTTGAATACAGATCTAAATTCATTTGGAGTAATTGGCAATAGATTCAATGCTTCTGCCTGTTGTTTCATATCTGCCTGCATTTCTGGAAGTTCCGTAACATCCCATTCAATAACGGCATTTTCATAACCTTTAAATCTAGGAATAAACCATTTGTTTAACGCGTCTTGCAATAAACATAGATCAGGCTGTATATCATCAGTAATAAGCGATTTCCTAGCTTCTGCGGTGTCTGTGCTTCCTAATGATGCTTTGCTATCTCCATTCAATAATTCATCAGGGAAATTCAATACATTACATATTGTTTTTCTGTCCCAATTAAGATAATCAAATGGCTTTAATTCATCAGTAGTAAGTGATATTCTTTGAAATCCTACTTCACCACTTGCTCCTGCGATCTTGCCTAATCTTTCAGGACTTCTATCCATTTCAACTAAACGTTCTTTCATTGATTGCGCTTGCTCTGGAGTCCAAGGCGTTCCTTTACCATAAACAAAGCCAAAAGCACCCGCGTTTTGAAGCGTTTTAATATTGTTGTCTATTGCTGAGTTTTGGGAGTTGATATTTCTTAAAGCGGATCTTAATGGCGACATTCCGTATAAGTGAGATCCTTGCATATCGAAGTTAGGATTAACATACTTTACATGAATAACATCCTCAGCAGGGAATTTCATGTATTGTGATCCCTCGATTAACATGTAATAATCGATAGGACTTTCAGTTGTCAACATCGCTGCATCAGCTTTTAATACTATTTGCATTAAATGAGAAGGCAATACATAAACTAACATTGGTTGCCCTTTGTTTAGTCCGTCCTGTGGAGCTACCGAATACAAATAATAATCACCTGTAATTTTAATATATGTTTTGTACAAACCCCAAATATCTGACCATGTTTGCGTTGGATTAGGTTGTTCTAATGGAAAAGGTAATTCTTTATCTTTATACGCTTTTGTTTCAAGTGTACGTCTTTTAACAGTCTGCAATAAAGAAACATTACCTTTAGTAGCTAAATCGAACTGTTTTAATTTAGAATAGCCTTGTTTATCCTCTATTTGCTTAATGTAATACGGTACAGATACAGTCTTAACTGTTTGCTTATTTATAATAGCGTAAACATCAGGATTAGTATTATATCCTTTCTCTAAGTATGTTTTATTATTAACATCATAAGTTGTAAATCCTGATCCAATCCATTGAAAAAAAGACTGGTTAAACATATTGTTAATGTTTAATTTACTTGTAATCCTGCCTAAAAGTGTTTGAAATGCATTTGCCATAAAACAAAAGTATAAAAAAATGTGTTAGAAAAAGAAAAAACTTTGCTTGAAACAGAAATACATACGCATCATTAAAGCATCTGAATAGTCAGGAGATCGTCCGATAAGCTCTTTCACTTTTTCCTTTGGTAGAATACGCAATTTACCGTCATTATCTATCTTATCCCGCTTTACTTGTTCTAATTCCTTACTCATATCATCAATTATATTTCCATCTGTGCAATTTACAAAAACTTTATCATCTTGAATTAACTCAGCTAATTTAAAATAACATTGTGTTTTTAGATTCTGATATTGAACATCAACACCTTCTACAGGCATTGCTTTTGAATTATTAACGAATCCTTTGCATCCTAAAATATCTACAACTCCACCGCCTACTCCGTCCTCATCGGCGATAATATTACTCAAAGGTACTGAATGTTTTGATGCTAAATCTCTTATTGCTTGAGCTACCTCTGTAATGCTAGATTTAGCAAGTGTAAATATTTCAATAACTCTAAAGCCTTTCCATACGCAAATAACCATTTTATCACTACCAAAACGAGCAATATCTGCACTTATAAAAGCCTCACCATAAGGCAAAAAATCATTAGTAAATATATTTTGTATCTTTTCGTAGTCTATTAGTTTTGCAGGGTCATTATCATACTCCCAATTACCATAATACAAACGCTGTTTGCTGTTGTCGTCAAGTGATAATAATGATTCTAAATAAGATTGTGGTAAATGTGGATTGTCTTTTGGTAACGCTTGAATAAACTTTTTATCCTTGTCAATAGTTACATTTTTGTCTTTTAAATAAAACTGAGAATAAACCCAATTCTT